CCATTCAGGGGAAGGTAAAAAAGAATGCGAAGAAGAACGGAACAAGTTTCATGTAATTTTCCTTTGGCTACGTCAGTAAAGTACCCGTACTGTTTTCACCCTGTCAACAAAAAACGCGCCCGAAGGTGCGTTTATAAAGCCCGTCAAATAAGGCGCTCATTGATAAATCAATATGTTATGAGCGCCTCTTTTACCCTAATACACCCTAAAATGCCCTAGTTCATGGACATTATGTGGACACTCCCGCGCATTGGATTAAAGCGTATTGCATCAGTCAGATAATCGGGGGCGAAGTGTGCATATGTCATTGTTTGCTCAATTGTCGTATGCCCCAGAATGCGCTGTAGCGTGATGATATTTCCACCGTTGATCATGAAATGCGTTGCAAAGGTATGGCGTAAAACATGCAATGCCTGACCTTTCGGTAAGTCTGGCTTTATCCTACGAAGAACATCACGAACCCGTTCATAGTTGGTATCGAATAATTTCCCCGATTTGCGCGTGAGGATATAGTCCGCGATTTCCTTTGATATCGGTACGGTACGAGCTGGGCCTGTTTTAGTCTTAACAAACGTAACACGGTTACTTATAACGTGTTCAGCTTTGAGATTACTGGCCTCTCCCCATCGTGCACCTGTATTCAGGCACAGAACGACAACCCTGCGGTCATCCCCGGTAAGAGCATTCAGCAAGTTGCGGATTTCTTCTTCTGACAGAAACGACATTTCTGTATTTTCCAGACGCAGTTTCTTCACAGTATGGAATGGGTTTTCGTGGTGAAACTCCTCCATATCGATCAACAGACTGAACATGCTGGACATAACACAGAAATCCCTGTTAACCGTTCCGGCCGAGACTCCGCTATGAAGTCTTTCTGCACGATGTTTCATCAAAAAGTTACGGGTAAGTTCGTACACTCTGGGTTCGGCCATTTCGCGATTGATTTTATCCAGGCGCTTTTTATATGAGTCACCATAATTGTGATTCTTTCCGTGGTAACTCCACCATATAGCAATCAAATCAGACAGTAGTCTTCTGTCTGCGGGTTTGTCCTGCCACTCTTTATCATGGAAGTTTGTCAGAACATACTTTTCATATGCCTGAGCCTCCGCTTTACGACTAAATTTGCGACGAATCCTTCTCCCTGAAGTTCCGCGCGGTCTTACGTCCACTTCAAAACGACCATCATCGAGCTTCTTAATCGACATAGCGAAGCCCTCCGATATCTGCGTCATTATGTAACTTTTGATTTAACGCATAGAAAAAACAAACAATTAACCAACCTTTTGGGTGGAGTGGGATGAGTTTTTGCCGTCTTGCCCATCAGGGGAGAGAGACGGAGCTATTTGCCCTGCTGCTGGAGCTGTTTTGTTTGTCATTAGCCAAAGTGTATATTTTTCAAACTGTAAAACGCTCACAACTCGCTCAACAATTTCTGACCTTGCCGATTGATGTCCTGCCTCGTATGACTTGATCGTACCCAGAGCTAACCCCGTACGCTCTGAAAATACCTTCTGTGTCATTCCTTCTGCTTTCCTAATTTGTCGGAGTTTATCCGCATAGTCTCTTGACATGGTTGTTACCTAACGACTATTCTTTGGTTGTTGATTAACGACTTTTAAACCCTAATACACCTTAAAGCGTACTAGGAACCCAAACTAACGGAGGATATCACAGATGAAGGAGCTAGCTGAAAACGCGCTTTCAGAGTTGGTGACCCCTGAGCTTTTTGCTGAATATATAGGCAAAACACCAGCTGCAATTCGCAAGATGGCCACGGCTGGGAAACTGCCGGTGATCCGCATGAAAGACCCTCAAAACCCATCAAAGAAAGGTGGCGAAATATATATTCATCGTGGTGAGTGGGATGCTTATGCGGAACATCTTGCAAAAGAGGCTCCCCCAGAATGGCATGATTGGAAAAATCGGCTATTCACAACCGAAAAATCCAGAACTCAGAATTAAATATTAACTTCATTAGATAATGTGAAATTAATTATGAAAAGCAAATATGCCACGCTTATTCGAAACTTGTTGCAAAGCTATCACGCACAGGCAACAGCGATTGATAAAGAAAATTTCTCTGTCCATAGTGACGGTATTCATTTAATGGAATTGAATCTTCAGCTGGCAAAATGTCTGGAAGGAATATCAGCAACGGCACGATTTAATAATGATGTTGATGATTTTGCAGAGCTTCACAAAATTACCCTGATGGCATTTAAGGGCGATATACCAACGGAAGATAATATTCCTGTGCTTTCTTCTCTTGCTTCAGGAGTAATGAGAAAAGGCAATTCTAGTCTGAAAGCTGTTTAACGTTAAGGGAATGCTATGAAACATTTAATGATTGATCTTGAAACAATGGATAACAAACCAACGGCAGCAATTACCGCTATTGGCGCTGTATTATTTAATCCGGAAAATGGCGAAATGGGGGAAACTTTCTATCGCCGTGTCAGTCTGGCAAGTAGCGTTGATTACGACTGCACTATGGGAGCCGATACAGTTCTGTGGTGGCTGCGTCAGTCCTCCGAAGCAAGGAGCGAGATTATTAATGATGCGAATTATCCGCTGGATACGGCCATTTCTGACCTTTTCCACTTTATCAGTGAACTCACTGATGCACATCATTTACAGGTTTGGGGTAATGGAGCGTCGTTTGATAACGTTATCCTACGCCATGCTGCAAATAAGGTAGGTTTGTTAAGCCCGATGTGGAATTACTGGAATGACCGGGATGTCAGGACGATAAATGCGCTGGCCAAAGATTTAGGTTTGAACATCAAAAATATTATTAAATTTGAAGGCACACCGCACCATGCACTATATGACGCTATTTATCAGGCTAAACTAGTGTCTTACGTCTGGACTTATCTCGTTAAAATAGCCAGTGTGAAATAACTATGCTGAAAGTGACCTCTCATGCAAGTGAAAGTGTCATTAACAAGGCATTTTCAGCGCTGACAGAATATTACAACGGCAAAAAGATATATCAGGTTATAAAACCAAATCATTATTTCTCTGTTCATGTCTCCTATCGCTGGCGTTTGCTTAGTAAGGATAAGGGCAGAAGCTGGGAGTTAATGACGCATGAAAGATATAACAAGCAGTACAGAATATAGTTTTTGCCTTTTATTCATCATTTCACACATGGATTATATATGAACGCAACGATACAACAGGACGTTGTGCGCCGTCTTGTTCAGGATTTTGAGTTTAAAGAGCGGGATAAGTATTTGCAGCAGGGTGTATGCCCTAAGTGTCGTAAGCGCGAATTATTCACCAGCATAGATAAGCCCTGGATTCTGAAGTGTGGCCGCGAAAATAACTGCGGCCATCAGGTCGTTGTTAAAGAGCTGTACCCGGATATTTTTGAGGACTGGTCTAAGCGGTATCAGGACACGCCGGAAACCCCACACGCAGCTGCTGAGGCGTATTTGCGTGAGGCCAGAGGGCTGGATACCGAACCACTGAAAGGCATTTTCACTCAGGGCGCGTTTGTTAAAGATGGCATGGGATCGGCAACAGTCAAATTTAAGCTGGCATGTGGTGCGACGTGGGAGCGCATTATTGACCAGCCCCAACGCTTTGGTAAGCAAAAAGCCAATATTAAAGGGAGCTATGTCGGTCACTGGTGGGTGCCACCTTCTGTCAATCTGCTGGAAGTGAACGAAATCTGGATCACTGAGGGGATATTTAATGCGCTGAGTCTTTGCCAGGCAGGTTTACCCGCGGTTGCCACACTGAGCAGTAACAACTACCCGCTGGCAGCACTGGATATGCTGGCCAAAGAACTGGGCGAAAAACCGCGCCCACGCCTTGTATGGGCATTTGATGGTGATAAAGCCGGCACAAAGCATACGCTGGCGTTCGCCGCCCGTAGTGAGGATGCTGGCTGGAAAGTTCGCGCGGCGCAGCCGGTTAAATCATCCTCCAGCATGGACTGGAATGACTTGTTGCTGCGTGGCCGGTTCAGCAAATCGGACATCAAAAATTATCGCTACTATGGCGATATTCTGCTGGCGAAAAGCCCGACAGAAAAAGCGCTGCTCATGCATCAACATAATGAGTGGCATTCGTTCTATTTTGAACACAATTCCCGCATGTACTGGTTTGAACTGGATCTGGACAGGTACATGCGAGCCTATGAACGAATCAGTAATACCGGTACCGAAGTTATCCAGGACTGGGAAGCCAAAGAACGGGCTGTGAAAGAATCTGGCGGTGTGACCGAAATAGCTAACTGCTGGCTGACTCCGCTCTATTTCCAGCGTTCTGAACCTACTGACGAGTCCTGGTATTACGTTAAGGTCAACATGCCGAACCGGCCAGCGGTGAAGGATACCTTCACGGCGAACCAGCTCACCAGCTCCGCCGAGTTTAAGAAACGTTTGCTACATATCGCCAAAGGGGCGGTATACACCGGCAGCACCAAGCAACTGGATAAGTTCATCCAGATGCGGCTTCCTGAAATAAAAGAGGTTAAGACACAGAACTTTATTGGCTACAACAAAGATTATTCAGCGTGGCTGTTTAACCGTGTGGCCGTGTGCGATGGTCGACTGTATGAGATGAACGATGAAGACTATTTTGAAATCAATCACGCCAGTGTAAAAAGCCTGAGCCTGACACCGTCGCTGGATCTGAATCCAAAGCTGAATGAATTTACCACGGGCTGGATTGACGATATCTGGACGGCATTTGGTGAAAAGGGATACGTGGCGCTGGCATTCTGGCTGGGGTCGCTTTTTGCTGAACAAATCCGGGAGCGCGATAAGTCATTCCCGTTTCTGGAAATCGTGGGTGAACCGGGGACAGGTAAATCCACACTGATTGAATTTCTGTGGAAGCTCGCCGGCCGTGAAGAATACGAAGGTTTTGATCCTTCTAAATCCACGGCCGCAGCACGTGGGCGTAACTTTGCCCAGGTCGGCAACTTGCCGGTTGTGTTAATCGAAGGCGATCGTACCACGGATAACGCCAAGCAACGCGCTTTTGACTGGGATGAACTGAAATCATTGTATAACGGCCGTGCTTCCCGTGCTGTGGGGATAAAATCCAACAATAACGAGACATACGAACCACCTTTCAGGGGCAGTATTGTGATTGCACAGAACGCTGATACAGACGGCAGCAAGGCGTTTCTGGAGCGTATTATCCATATATATACCGACAAACGCGGGCAGTCTATTCAGACGCGCCACGCTGCTGAGCGGTTGGAACAACTCCCAGTTAGCCAGGTATCCGGATTTACCCTACTGGCCACCATGCGAGAAAAAGAAATCATGCAGACGTTCGGTAAGGGATACGAACGCGCCAGGAATGCGCTGGAGTCTAACAGCAATATTCGTCATATCCGTATTGCAAAGAATCACGCTCAGCTTGTGGGCTTGCTGGAGGCGCTTGCGCTTGTTGTGCCGGTACCGGTAGAACGCATAGAAAAAACGCGCGAAGCCATCACCGCGCTGGCCATTGAACGTTGTCAGGCGCTTAAAAAGGATCACCCGATGGTACAGGAGTTTTGGGATTTGTTTGATTACCTGGATGAACTGGCACCCTATGGCGTCAATCATTCATCAGATGAAAATGAAATTGCAATTAATTTCAACCATATGGAAGAAGTTGCAGCAGCACACCGGCAGCGGATTCCGTTCACTTTAACGGAAATTAAAAAGTTGCTTAAAAACGGTAATGAACGGCGGTTCATCAGACAAAGTACCACGCGCAGCACGGTAAGTGAGCGCCATAATCGTGGTAAAGGGGATATGCAGCGGATGCCGGATACATTCCGTTGCTGGATATTTAGCCGGGAGAAATAAAAGATGCCAGAACAAATGTACGATCCGAAATCATTAAAATTGCTTGGTATCACTGCCAGACTGCAAACGCTGATGATTAACCAGAAAATAACGCCGCTTGAGCTTGTGAATTGTGCAAATGCGGCACGTGCCGCTTGGTTAACGACAACAAATACTAAAAATCTCGAACGTGTAGAGGGTATCTATTGCGATTTTTGTAACCGGGATACAACCGAAGAAGGGATACTTTTTATTACGGGAAACCGAAATGCACATATCTGTGATAAGTGTGTTGATTTATGTCGTGAGATTCTGGCTAAAAAGAGGGCGGTATGAAACAGGATTATTTTTCTTATGAGGAATTACTGATGGGGATGTTTAATATCAGTGATGAACTTTATGAAACGACTGATTTTGATGAACTGACAATGGATCGCTTTGAAGTCAGTTTTGAGCAGATTGCTAACATTGTCGATGCTTTATTGCCATTTACAGCTTTGGTTAGGTCTCCTTTAAGTGGGAAAAATTATCACGCATTCCTTAAAGATGGCATTGCCTTTATTAAGACTGAGGCCAGTGCGTAAAAAAGTAAGGCACCCTGCACGGTGCCTTTTTTCATGCCGCTGCACCTGAATGATTCAGCCTGTCCAGCAACTCTGCTTTCTGTTTCTGACCAAGCGAACAGATCAATCCTACCAGCAGGTCGTCCAGCGATTTTCTGCTGGGGCTGAGAGTATGTTTAAACGATACCTGTAAAACGTAAGTATGGCCGCAGTTCACATCACTACAGGCACAGTACGCCTCAGTTAGCTGCGGGTGAATAGGATTGGTGGATTTAATCACTGCTCTTGCACCGCACTCCGGACATTTGATCCGCATTCCAGGCTCCTTGCATTCATCATAACCGGTTTTTATTCACGCTCTATTATTGCTAATTATGCATCAATTGGTGTTGATTGTGTGAAATTCATGCGTAAATTTGCAGGAATATCTGTGTCTTTGTTCACCGCATCAGTAATCAGTTTTTGTACCGGGGTCACTTCATCGCGCTGATAGGCCTGGCGGGTTTTCGTGATATCCGGGAAAGAACTGTTATTGTTCGGCATCATACCGGCAAGGCCCGGCGGAAAACGGTGGGCATTCAGAATATCCTGCATCGAGATATTTTTGATGTTCACAAACTCGTCTTTCGCGGTCATGTCGCTGACAGGCAAGAGCTGCACACCTTTCTCTTTCCCGTTCGGGATGTTGATCATCATCGATTTGAAATTGCCCACGCCTTTGCCGGCGGCAATCTGCTTTCTCATCTCGTCTTCCATTTCGTCCGTCATGTTCGGGTCAGTGGTGTAGAGGATGTATCCGAGATGGGCGCCGTTTTTATAGTAACGACGGCGGAAAATGGTGGCTTCATTGTTGAGCATGGCGCTGTGGATCCCCCCGAGATAATCAGGCTTACCGTAGACCTGCTGGCGCGTGTCATAGAGTTTGATAAAGACAATATCTTTCTCTTCATACGTCAATGCACCGCTCTTTTGCACAATATAGTATTTCTGGTCTTTACCACGGCGCAGATAGAGTGAGGGAAGGGGATGCAGGCCAATCACCTTACCAAAGGCATTGCGCAGCTTGAGCAGCGCGACATCGCCAAAGGTGAGCAGATTCATCACCGCAGCCTGGATGGTTTCCTGCACCATGCCACCGCCACTGACAAAATCGGCGGTGATCATGTTGGTTCTGGCACGCAGAATACCACCATGCTGGCCGTTAATGTCCGGCAGTTCAGCCAGCGCCAGCCGGTTGACCGGCAGCGTGTAGAACTGGCTCGAACTGTCGTAATACACCGGTTCATATTCGAGCGGGTTGAGAATAGCCCGCTCCGGGTTACCAAAGGTGATCATGCTCATTTTCTGCTGCGCCGGCGCGGTATTTTCTGCCGTCACGGGTTTACGGTTTTTTTTACTCATCCAAGGACCCATCTCGATTTGCGTTTATGTTCGGTGTTCAGCGGTTCGTTCTGCATGGCATGGGATATCGCCCAGAATGAATCTGCGTGGCCGGTTTCCTGTGACCGCGTGGCGACGAACGTCATGGCGTTACCGCTGGCGGTGGTGGTGCGCTTGATGGCCATAAAGCTGGCCGCAATGTCTTTGTCTTCACGGTCCCACTCGATACGGTTGCCGCCAACCACGTCGATCATCTTCAGGACCAGGCGGTTTTTACTCTCCACGCTGTAGTGGATAGGAACAGCCTCCCGGGGCGCAAACGCGCTGACAATATCGAATACGCCGGCACCGATGCCGGTGACATCGATCCCGATGTAGGTAAGGTTGTACGCTTCTTTAATTTTCTTTATCTGCTCGGCCTGAAACTTGAATGAGAGGCCCGTCCAGACCCACTTTCGCAGTACCCGATACTTTTCGGCGGCGTACAGTGGTACCGCGATAACGACAAATGTCGCATTGTCGGTGGTTCGGCTTGGATCGTACCCGCCCCAGACCTCCCGGTTGCCAAACGGCCGCGCCTCATCAGGTTTAAAATCCTGCCATAGTCCCGGGTCGGTACCGCATTTCATCAGCTGGTCGAAGGCAAAAACGGCATCCTTATCGTCCACGAACACGCACATAAACAGCATGTCGAAGGCCGGGCCACTGTAACGGTCGCGCAGGTCATCAACGTTCGCCAGATTAAATCCGGCTTTTACCGCGTCTTCGATCGTGACAATAAAGCGCCAGTGCTTATCCGGGCACAGCCTGCCGCCGTCACGCAGTTCAGCCTCGGTCGGGAATTCAATGTTCTTTCGCTCTGACCGGCCGCGTCGCCATTCATCCCCGGTCCAGAACGGGTAAGCTTCATGCGCTTTTGAACTGGGCGTGGAGAAGTAGGTGATGCGCCAGTGGTCGTGTGTGGCCATCGCCGATGCAACGTCGTTCAGCTTGCGGAATTTCGGGATCCAGAAATATTCATCGATATAGACGTTGGCACTTTCCGACTGGGCTGTATTGCTGTTGGTACCGAGAAAACTCATCTCAGCGCCGTTGCTCAGGCGTATCGGGTTACCGGTCAGCTCGATGCCTAGAAATTTATGCGCTATCTGCACGATATAGCGTCGGAATACTTCTGCCTGGCGTTTGGACGCTGACAGGAAAACCTGTGGCTTTCCATTAAGTATCGCGTCTTCCAGTGCCTCGCCGGCAAAATACCAGGTGGCACCGAGCTGGCGGGCTTTGAGGATGTTACGGATTTTCTGATGCAGGTTTTCGCGCAGCGTCAGCTGGTACCCAAACAGTACCGACACCCACTCGTTAAAGCTGTCAGCGGTAATTTCACTGACGTCATTTTTACGCTTACGGCCTTTGCGTTGCTGGCTGGTACCTTCATCCGTGAGGGTACCATCAGCGCATGATTTGCCACTCTCCTGCAGGTGCTGCAGCTGCAGGAGCTTCTCTTCCCGTTTTGCACGTTGTGCCAGCAGTTTTACGTGATGGCCAACGAGCTGGTCCAGCTCCTGCAGCTCGAGCTGCGATTTGCCATCACGGTCTGTCAGTACCTGGATGCGACGGGATAATGCTGCCTCAACACCTTCCTCGCTCAGCAAGTCACGCCAGCTGAACTTCTCGGCCCAGTAGTAGATGATGCGCACGCTGGGAAGCCGCAGCTCCTCTTTGATCTCCTGCGGTGTCCATCGTTTGAGATACAGGGCGCGGGCGACGTCCCTGATTTCCTCTGAATATTTTTGTGCCATGTTCCCTCTGGCCATAGTTCCTTTTCGACCATTCTGACGTGATGGCAACAGGTTGCATTCCGCTCAATTCCGCTGCGTTCCGCTATCGAAATGCAGCGAAACCCCACGAAACTCTGCTAAGTGAATTTCTTCTCTTGTTCCGTTTAACTGGAGTCCAGGGACTAAGACGAACAGGGACGTTATGCCACGCTTACGCACAGACTGGATTTGTGTTGCTACCGCAGGGAAAACAGCGGACGGACGCGAAATCAAGGAAGAATGGCTGCAGGGAGCGGCCAAAACGTATAACCGCCAGACTTACACGGCGCTTATCTGGCCACGCCACGATAAAAGCATGGAAGCCCGTTCATGGAGCTACAACTATGGCGAGGTGGATGGTCTGAAAGCGGAGCGTGTTGATGGCACTCTGAAATTGTTTGCCCAGTTAATGCCTAATGACTGGCTGATCTCCACTAATGAAGCAGGGCAGAAACTGTTCACCTCGATTGAGGTTGCAGAGAATTTTGCCGGCACAGGTGAATGCTATTTAGTCGGTCTTACTGTCACCGATATTCCTGCCTCGCTGGGAACCGATCGTCTGATGTTCAGCATGGGAAGTTATCAGTCAGAGCTGTCTCAAAGTGGTGCAGAAGCATTCTCTCTGGGTGAGCTGAAGGATATCAGCGAACCAACAGAGGTCCGGGAAACATCATTCCTGCAGCGCTTCTTCAGTCGCCAAAAAGAAAACCCACCTCAAACCACGGAAGAGGATGAAATGACCAAGGAACAGTTCGATGCGCTGATGGGGCGTATGGATAGCCAGGATACGGCTATCACCGGCATTCAGGAACAGGTGAAAGCGTTTAGTGCCGGCGGTAAGCCTTCAGCAGAGCCAGACAAACCCGAGGTGAAACCGGAAGAAAAACCGGTGGTAACAGGTATCTCGGTTGAGCAGTTCACCCAACTGGAAACCAAACTGGCGAATGTCGCCAAGCTGGATGAAAAGCTGGACGCGATTACCCAGAAGTTCGATGCACTGGCGGGTAACAGTACCACCAAAAAGCCGGATGAAAATCCGGGCGAAGAAAACAAAGTCTGGCTGTAAGGAACAGGGATGAAACCACAAACCGAAAAGCTCGTACAACAGGTACGTGACATTCTGGCCAAACAGTATAGCGCTGATCCAGCCGTGATTCTGGCGGGTAAATCCTTTGCCATTTCCGGGCCACAGGAAGAGCGCCTGCTGGGTGCGGTTCAGGAGTCTGTTGATTTTAACAACCTGATTAATATGCCGCTGGTCACTGATATCCAGGGTGAGAAAGTGTTTGCCGGGATGCAGCAGACCATCACAGGCCGCAAAGCAACCGGGCGCTACCGCCGCAATATTAACCCTGCAGGAGCGAAATATACCTGCGTTCCGACTGACAGCGGTGTGATTGTGCCCTGGCACCTGGCCGATACCTGGGCGCGTATGGGTGACCAGTTTATGTCCCTGTATGCGCAGTTCGTCCAGCGTCAGATTGCGCTCGACCAGCTGATGATTGCCTGGAATGGTACGTCTGTTGCGGATAGTTCTGACCCAACAGCGCATAAGTTGCTGGAGGATGTGAACAAAGGCTGGATGCAGTGGATGCGTGACAATCTGCCTAAAAATATCCTGACCGGTGGGAAAGCAGCCGACAAAATCAATATTGGTACCGATTCTGCAGCAGACTATACCAGTCTCGATCACCTGGCCTACGACCTGCGTCAGGGACTCGATCCGGTTCACCGTCAGCGTACTGACCTTGTTCTGTTAGTCGGCGCAGACATCATCGCTAAAGAAGCTGATGCCGCCGGCAAGATGCATGGCCGTACGCCGACCGAACGTGCCGCCATGAAACAAATGGATCTGATGGGGTCATTTGGTGGTCTGCCGGCAACGGTTCCACCGCAGTTCCCGGCGCGTGGTTGCGTAATCACCACCTATTCCAACTTGTCGATTTATACCCAGACTGACTCGATGCGTCGTGGCTTCAAAGACGATGACGAGCTGGCAGGTCTGGTGGACTCCTACTACCGCAACGAAGCGTATGTGGTGGAAGACGAAACCCTGTTTGTGGGTATCGAACCGGCGAACGTCGTGCTGGAAGGCGACAAAGGCACCACCACTAATCCGTAAGGAACGTTATGAGCCTGTTTCGTGATCATCAGCGCCGTGTCGAAGCGGCGCAGGCAATGGCTGCCGGCAACGTTGAGGCAGCAAACAATGCCCCCAACAGCCTGCACCTGCTGGTCACGGCACTGGCGGTGGATGTGCAACGACTGCGTAGCCTGTCGCAGATTGGACAGCGGATCGTGATGAAGCGTGACGAGCTGCTGCCGCGCTGGATGCCTTATGTCCGGGAGTATCTCGATGGCGATGCGGTTCACCTGCACCCGGTGTTTTCGTACTGCGTCATCTGGCTGTTTGATGTGGAAGATTTCAGCTTGGCGCTGGACTGGGCTGATATTGCCATTGAACAGCGGCAGGAAACGCCGGCCAATATCCGCAGTGATTTCCCGCATTTTGTTGCGGATACGATGCTGGCCTGGGCTGAACGTGAAGCGGATAACGGCCGTGCGGTAGAGCCGTACTTTTCCCGCGTCAGTCAGCGCGTCCTGGAGGAATGGCCGGTCAATGAGATCGTCAAAGCTAAATATCTGCGATTCTCTGGCCTGCAGCTGCTTCGGGGGAAAGATGGCAGGCCACTGGCCTCCGCTATCGATGACGATGCGCAACTGGCCAAAGCCGATATGTTTCTGGCCGCAGCACAGGATATGTATCCACAAATTCAGGTGCGTACGCTTCGGGACAAAATTGCACAGCGCCGGCGAAAGCTGACGCTGTAACGAGCACCGACCCACGGCGGCTCGCAGGGGAGACAACAGGCATCAGCCTTCATTGTCGTGGAGCCTGGTCTGAGCCGTCTTTTCCAGGGGGAATGTATGTTCAACGGCAAGCCCATTGATTATCAGGATATTGCAGTCACCAACGATGGATTCTGGCCTGACCTGAACGTGAAGGATTTTCAGGATAACCGCAGTATCCCGGCAGATATTGCCGCCGGCACAGTGGCTGATGCGCTGGTCAGCGCAATGGCGCAGATCAATGCCAGTCTGATTGCTCGCCGTGACCACTGGACGAGTCTGGGTATTGTTACAGCTTCTGCCGTTCCGGGACCGTCATATGAAGGGGAAAGCTACGTTGCCGCGCAGTACCGCAAAGCTGTCTTTGCCCGGGCGAAAGCCGACCTGATGGGGGAATGGACCAGTATTGTGCGGGTAAAAACCGATGCGCAGCCATCAGCCCAGGAAACCCGGGAAGCATTACTGGCAGAGGCAAATTTTGCGCTACGTAGTCTCAAAGGGCTGTCACGTGCGGGAGTATCCATCATATGAGCCTGCTGGAATCGCTGACTGAGTTTGTAAAAGGCAACATGCCGGAACGTGCCATGGACGGGTTTGACAGCCTCATGGATGAGGTGCGTTTCGTGCCGGCTGCGCGTGACCTGGGGGCGGGGCAGTATCGTCTGGCCATCATGCAGTACACCGCCACACTGGCATGGGAGCGTTTCCCGTATCGTCTCTGCCCACCGCAGCTGGTTATGGCGCTGTTGTTGGCCTGGTATCAGAACGACGGGGCTGCGGCGATGGATGCCATCAACGTGGACTGGGAACTGCCTGAGATGGATGTGGAAATCATTGATGACGAGACTGCCATTGTGGTGGTCACCGCCCGGATGGCTGAACCGCTCGATCTCCTTGAAGATGCTGACGGGGCTATTCCACTGGATGGCCAGCGCTGGATGCTGGCTGATGCGACAGTCTGGACGGCTGAACAGGCCACACTCTATTTCGGCAGCGGGAACGGTACATGGCCGGCGCAATCCGAGGTGAGTTAAATCCCACGCAGCTGAAAGCGCTGCGGGATGCGCTGAAGTCACTGGAATTGCCGCCGGCTAAGCGTCGTCGTCTGCTGTGGCGTCTGGCGAAATATGGAATGGTGGCAGCGGCAAAGCGGAACGTGCGCAATCAACAGTCTCCCGATGGGGAGGCATGGGCACCGCGTAAAACGAAGCGCAAAGGCAAGATGTTGCGCAATATGCCAAAGCTCATCCGAATCCGTGAGATGCCCGAGATTGATGCCGTCAGGCTCTATCTGAGCGGGGGAAACTACCGTAATGGCACGCGCGAAGTCTCTGCCGGCACGGTGGGTTATGCACAGCAAAATGGCATGACAGCGACAATCAGCGCCCGTCAGTCATCAGGGAGCAGTCGCCAGTCCGGCCCGGCAACATTACGCCAGGCAAAACGTCTGCGTAAAGCAGGGTTCAAAATGCGCAGCGGCAAACGCTGGCGAACGCCGGGTTACAAAGAGATACAGGCGAAGGTCAGCGCTGCTCAGGCAGGGATGCTGATCCGCAAGCTGGAGGGGACTCCGGCAAAACAGACATGGACCGTCACTCTGCCTGCCCGTGAGTTTTTGGGTATAGGGGAAACGGATTTTATGAACGCACTCGCTCGCCAGCTGCAGGCTATTGGTTTCGGCTGGGATGTGAATGCACAGGATATAAGGGGTTAAGGATGGCCTGGCCTGTTGTAGACGTCGATCAGCTCAACCAGCTGCAGGGCGAAACCAAAGAAATCGAGCGGGTGATGTTATTCATCGGCTCACTGAAAGCCACCGGTGGCGCTGCTACGGCAGCGATACTGACCGGCGGGACGCTGGCAACGGCAGACAAAGCCATTGCTAAATTTACGGCCGTCAGTGATGGTGCCCTGAAGCTGACAATCAACGGCACTGAAAAGAATATTACCGGTGTTGATTTGTCTGCTGTCACTACGCTTGCGCAGGTCGCCACCGAACTGCAGGCAAAACTCAGCTCGCTGGCCACGGTGAACTGGGATGATGCTGCCGGACGCTTTGTGGTGACGACCCTGACGACCGGCGCAGCCGCGACAATCACCGTTGCCGGTGCTGCATCGCCCGGGACTGATATTGGTCCACTGCTGAAGCTGACTAACGCCGCCGGCGCGACCGTCACCCCGGGTACAGCCGGTGCATCGGTACCGAACGCTAACAAGGTCATCCCGGTCAATACCCAGACGGACTTTGATCAACTGCTTGGCGCTGGCGACAGTGTGTTTAAAACAGACCTTCAGGCTGCGATGCGTAATGCCGGCGATAACTGGTTTGGCTATGTCTGGATCCTGAATGAAGATGAGCCGGCAGTCACCTTTGCCAGTGCGGCAGAAGCGGCGATGGCGGTCTGTTCGGTGGAAGGGGTTCTGGTCAGTGACGATATCGCCAGCGAGGCGGATATTCTGCGCGCCAGTAGCCTGATTGCGGACATTAACGCGAAATGGCAGCGCTGGGTGCATGTGTATCTTTCCGTCCAGGGCATTGTGCCCTCGACAGAATCCTGGGCTGACTATCTCTCCCGTGTCACGGCGTACCAGCAGGGTGTCGCTGAAAGCAGCGTAACGCTGGTTCCGCGTCTGTTTGGCGCAGAGCCGGGGGGGTATGTCGGTCGCCTTTGCAATCGTGCCGTCACTATCGCTGACAGTCCGTCCCGCGTTAAAACCGGCCCGGTGGTCGGACTGAACGTTACCGGCAAACTGCCAGTGGATAAAGACGGTGTGGAACTGGGACTTGCCACGCTGCAGGCGCTGAATAAGGCGCGTTTCTCGGTACCAATGTGGTATCCGGATTATGACGGGTACTACTGGGCTGACGGCGTCACGCTTGATGTTGAGGGGGGCGATTTTCAGGCGATTGAGAACAAACGCGTTATCGATAAAGTCTGTCGCCGCGTTCGCCTGCTGGCCATCCCGAAAATTTCCGACCGTGCGCTGAACTCCACGCCAACCAGCATTGCGACGCATCAGCAATATTTCGCCGCACCCATGCGTGAGATGTCCAAAACGGTGCGTATTCAGGGTGTGACGTTCCCGGGGGAGTGTATGCCACCACAGGATGGTGATGTGCAAATTCTCTGGCGCACTAAAACACAGGTGGAGATTTACATCATTGTACGTACCTATGACTGCCCGAAAGGCATCAAGGCGTCCGTGATGCTGGATTTGAGCTTACAGGGAGGTAATGCCTGATGGGACGTATTTCTGGTCAGTCTGTTGACTGCAATTTTGCCGGTGAACTGATCCATTTCGACAAAATTTCTCTCGATATCACCGACAACACTGCTGCAGCACAGACTCGCGGCGTACCGGATGGCTCTGTTTCCGGGGACGTGGCCGCAGATGGTGAAGTGGAGTTTTCTTCCCGGGTACTGAAAGACCAGCTTACCCCGATGGCCGCGCGTGCTGGCTCATGGCGGGCCATCCCGGAGTTTGATGCCATGTGGTATGCCAAAGCGGGTGATGAAGAGCTTAAGGTGGAGGCATTCGGCTGCAAACTTGTGGTGACCTCATTGCTGGATATCGATCCTAAAGGTGGTTCAACGCTGACGCACAAGGCGAAGTTTTTCGTGACCTCTCCGGAGTTCATCAAGATTAATGGTGTGCCGTATCTGTCCAGTGATGACGTACGCAACCTGATTGGCTGAGGCGGGTATGCAGGAACATGAAAAAACACTGTATACCCTGCTGGTTATTGGTTTTCTGGCTGCACTGGGCAAGATGCTTGACGGTAATGACCCCATCACACCGCGACTGTTTTTTTCGCGGGTGATTATCGGCAGTCTGACCTCCACCACCGCTGGCGCAGTGCTGTTGCAGGTGCCCGGAGCCAGTCCTTTGCTGATTATCGGTTTGGGGGCTGCGCTGGGTATTGGTGGCCATCAGGCTCTGGAAATCTGGCTACGACGTAAAAAGAGGGATAGTGAATGAGCAACGGATTTGTTTTCAGTCGTCGCAGCGAGGAAAGCCTGCGCGGAGTTAACCCAAAACTTCAGGCTGTGGTGCGTCGTGCGCTGCAGTTGTCGAAGGTGGATTTCATCGTCATTGAAGGGTTACGTACAGCAGAGCGTCAGCGTCAGCTGCTGGCAGAACGCAAAACAAAGGTGGCACACAGCAAACATCAGGACGGGCTGGCAGTGGATTTATTCCCTGTGGGTGGTACCTGGAAAGCGGCAGAGTTTTTCCCGTTGCGTGATGCGATGTTTGCTGCTGCCAGTGAGCTGGGGGTTACGCTGCGCTGGGGCGGTGATTTCAATGGCGATGGGCACACTGTCGGTAATGACAACTGGGATTGCCCGCACTTTGAGCTGCGATGATGAACAGGGCAACACTGTGGGCGCTGATTATCGGTCTGTGTGCGGGATGGTTTACCCGGGGCTGGTATCAGGATTCGGTTCAGCTGGTCGTCGATAAAGCAGCCAGAGCGACCGGTGAGAAACTGCGTGATGAACTGGTGACGGTATCGGCAGGTTCATCCCGGCAGCTGGAACAACAACTCGAGGGACTGAAAAATGCCGCGCCAGTGGAAATCCGCACGGAGATCGTTAAACCCGTTTTTACTAATGTCTGCGTCACTGATGATTTTGTCAGGATGTACAACAACGCCGCCAGTGCGGCCGAACGTGCCTTATCAGGAAAACCTGCTGACACGTTGCCCCGAAAATCTGCCCCGACTGCAGGGGGGAACGGGTCGTGATTTGGCTGCTGCTTTACTGCGTTATCAGGATATCTACCCTGTGTGTGCAGCTCGCCATAATTCTCTTGTTAATGAAATTCTTTTGCGAAGGAAAGCGAAAAATGAGTAAAGAAAACAATGTGGTCACTCTGGTTGTCTGCGGTACAGAGCTGAAGTTTCTGCCAACGACTCCAGCTTATAACAAATATATCAATGAGCTGATGCCGGATAACAAAGTGGCCCCGTCCCATAATTATCTGCGCCGTATCGTCGCGACAGAGTGTAAAGAGGCACTTGATAAGCTGCTGGAAAAACCGGGAGTTCCGCTGCAGCTGGCCGCCAAGGTGAATGAGCAGTTTGTGCCTGAGCTGGAAATCGAAGTAAAAAACTGACGGCCCGGGTCCGGGCTATTGATGATAACGGGCTGGCGCAGTATCTGATATTGCGCCGCCACTGGTTGCCAGCGGACGGCGACGATCCTGACAGCATTGCTGCGGCCATCTGGCTGGATAACCGTCACTGGGAGAACATGCGCAAGTCCGTGGCAAGCGGTATCGCGCTGGCACTGAACGGTGACAAATGAGCGCACAACTCGACTTTACCCTCTCACTGATTGATAAAATTACCCGGCCGCTGAAACAGGCAGAGGCCGGGGTTAAGGGCTTTGCTGGTGCTTCCCGGCAGGCGTTTGCCAATGTTGCGGTCGGCGGTGCCGGACTGCTTGGTGTAGGGATGGGCATCAAAGCGGTACTGCAGCCGGCGCACGAAATGAACATGGCGCTGGGTGAAGTACGAAGCCTGGGTACCGCCGAGAACGCGCTGAACGCATTGCGTGATGCGGCGATGAATTTCTCTATCGAGTACGGTGGCAGCGCCGCCGATTTCGTCAAATCTTCCTACGATATCCAGTCGGCGATTTCTGGCCTCGCCGGCAACGATCTGGCTGCATTCACTAACGCCTCGAGCGTGCTGGCTAAAGCCACGAAATCCGATGCGGCCACCATCACCAACTACATGGGCACCATGTACGGCATCTTCAAAAAAGACGCTGATGCAATGGGCAATGCTGACTGGGTTAACGCGATTGCCGGCAAAACGGCGTATGCCGTGCAGATGTTCAAAACCACAGGTAACGAAATGTCCGGGGCATTCACTGCGCTGGGGGCGTCAGCGACGTCCGCCGGTGCGGATGTGTCAGAACAGTTCGCGGTTCTCGGTCAGCTGCAGGCCACCATGTCGGGTTCGGAGGCCGGGACTAAATACAAGTCTTTCCTTGCCGGCGTCGGTGGTGCAGCGAAAACGCTGGGGCTGCAGTTTACGGACGCCTCCGGGCGCATGAAGTCCACGCCGCAGATACTGGAGCTGATCCGGGGGAAATACGGTGACCTGAGTAAAGTTGCTGATTCTGATCTCATCAAAAAGGCGTTTGGATCCGATGAAGCTGTGGCCATGATTAAGCTACTGATAAATAACACCGGGCAGCTGAAGGACAATATTGTTGCCATTGGCTCAACGAACAGCCTGGACAAAGCCGTGGCAATGGCGAAAAACATGGTGGATCCCTGGGAACGGCTCACCGCTTACATGGACGCTGTCAGGATCGTCATTGGTAGCACGCTGTTACCGACGATTTATCCGTTGCTGAACGGCGTGGCTGATACCGGCAAACAATTTATGCGCTGGCAGGAATTATTCCCGCATATCACCAAATCTATCGGGCTGGTTGTTATGGCCATCATTGGTGCGACAGCTGCAGGTGCGGCTGTCAATCTGATGCTGGGCGCCGGGCAATTGTCATTGCTGGCATTTCGCGCGGCATGGGGCGCAGTAACGTTGCCCGTACGCATTTATACCGCAGCATTGTGGGTGAGTAACAAAGCCATGCTGGCTTTTCGCGCCACAATGACGTTTATCCGTGGTGCAATGCTGGCGTACTCCATTGCCACGGGGGCCGCAGGTATTGCGACTACCAGCCTGCTGTGGCCTGTGCTGGCCGTGATTGCGGTGATAGCCGGACTGGGCTTGGCGGTTTATGCCTGCTGGCAACCGATTAAGGCGTTCATCAGCGGTTTTATTGATGGTTTTATTCAGGCAGCCGGATCACTTTCGCCGTTTGATGGTGTATTCAGCCTGATTGGTCGTGCGATATCCGGAGTATGGAACACGGTTAAAGCGCTGTTTGGCTGGTTTGTTAATCTGATTTCCCCCATCCAGTCCAGCGCCGCAGAACTCCAGGGTGTAACCAGTGCGGGCGTGGCATGTGGCCAGTTCGTGGCGCAGGCCATTGGTCTGATCCTGTCACCCATTCAGCTGGTTATCACCTGGACGGGTCATTTATTTGACGCAATAGGCATTATTAAGCAGGGATGGCTGGAGGTTATTGCTGCTTTCAACCTCTCATCGCCGATTGAGTCGTTCAAAAATATGAGTTCGGCGATTGGCAATATGTTCTCCGGATTGTGGCAGGTCATTAAAGCCAGCTTCAGCGATACGTTTAACTGGATAGTGAGCGGGCTTAACAAGTTACCGGGTATTGACATTGATTTGATGCAGACTGCCCAGGCTCATCCTGCAGTGCCAGCCTCACTGGCACCTGAATTGCTGACCGGAGGTACCGCGCAGGGTGTTGGACGAAATGGCGTTCAGGCTGCAGGCGCAGTAAGTAACGGTCAGACCACCATCGACCAGCGTAAAACGTTTGGCAACACGACTATTCAGGTGCAGCAGATGCCAACGCCGGCACTTTTACGTGAATGGCAGGAGACACAGGGATGAACGCGCTATTCATAGACCTGCTGATCACTGGCGGGGATATCGCACTGAATGCCGGCAATGAGCCGGTGCTCTGTAATAACCGCTACAGCATCGGACAGGATCTGGTTCACGCCATTATGGAAAGCGGGCTGGCCACCGCGCTGATCGCCGAGCGAAGCCCTACGCTGCGCAGTGACATTTTCACCCAGATGATTTTGCTGATTGAAGATGACGAACGCATTGTTCCGGGTACGGCTGTGGTCACAGAAGAAAGTACCACAAGGCTCTTTGTCACTGCAGATACCTACGATTTCGGACCACTCTCACAGGGAATTGACTATGGAAATGCCGAAACCTGATTTTCAGAAAGTCCTGCAGGATGCGGGAATGCCGGTGACTGAGGATGCAGTACGCGCCGAGTTTAACCGGATTGTGACGGCGGAGGGCATGGTAACCAATACCTCGCGCATGTCGCCTTTCTGGCGTCTGGTTACTGCCCTCATTACGACGCCGGTGATGTGGATCATCAGCGCACTGATTAATGTTGTGATGCGCAATATGTTTGTTGCCACGGCCAGTGGGCAGCTTTTGCGCCTGCTTGCCTGGGGGCTTAATGTCACTCCGAAACCCGCCAGCGCAGCGCAGGGGGTAATCCGGTTTACCAAAGCCTCTGCAGCACAGGCTGTCAGCGTGACGGCAGGTACGGTGGTTCAGACTGAACGTATCAACGGCACTATTTACCAGGTGTCAGTGACAGCTGATATCACGATACCTGTTGGAACCGTATCAGCCCTGATACCGGTGCAGGCAACTGGTGCCGGCGCAGCCTGGAATCTGGCTCCCGGATATTACCGGATCCTGCCGGTGGCGGTCACCGGCATTGCCAGTGTGGTTAATGAGGATGACTGGCTGACGACACCGGGCGGGGATGATGAGTCAGATGATGAACTGCGGGAGCGGTGTCGTAACCAGTTCAATCTGGTAGGTAATTACCATACTGATGCGGTTTACCGTTCGATGATTTCTGGTGTGGCAGGACTGTCAGTGGATCGTATCTTTTTCAAACATGATGCCCCCCGGGGACCAGGAACGGCGAATGCTTATCTGTTGCTTGATAGTGGTCAGGCATCACAGCCTTTTCTCACAGCGGTGAATGACTTCATCACAACGCGGGGTCACCATGGCCACGGTGACGATCTGCAGTGTATGGCCTTACCTGAAACCCAGCATGACCTGACCGCAACGGTATATGTTGTCAATTTGACTAATCTGACAGCCGACGAGCAGGCAGCGCTGAAATCAGGTGTGATCAATCTAATTCGCTGTGCGTTCCGGGAAAATACGGACTTTGACGTGGTTAAAACCTGGCCATACAGCCGCTTTTCGTTTTCGCAACTGGGGCGCGAGCTGCATGAGCAGTTTCAGGATGTTGAGTCAGTCGTGTTTTCACTGGCGGATATCAGCAGCGACCTGGCTGTTCCTCGTCTTAAAACCCTGACAGTGAGTCTGAGCAATGCCTGATTTCTCGCAGCTTAAGCTGCCTTTCTGGATGAGCAAAGGTGAGCTGGCCAGACTGCTCAGAGCCTGTAAAAAATTCTGGTCGCAGCTCTATGAGTGGCTGATGTGGCCTGCAAAACAGTTTGACCCACTGGTGTGCCCACTCCCGATTCTGAACCTGCTGGCGTGGGAACGGGATATTACCCGGTTTAATAGCGAACCCCTCGACTTGTACCGTAAGCGTGTGGCGTTCGCCTGGGTAAATGCCCGGGATGCCGGCAGTGTTGAGGGATTTATTGCCATTTTTCAACGCCTCGGTATCGGGTATGTGGAACTGCAGGAGCGCCAGCCGGGTAAAGACTGGGATGTGATCACCATTCGGGTCAGTGACGGGCAGATTGCCTCTAACGGGGAATTGCTGCGTGAAATCATCAGGCAGTATGGCCGTACCTGCAGGCGTTATGACTATGAGGTGATCACCATCGACACGCTTGATATTCGGGCTGGCTGGTACACCGGGGATTATGTGGTTTATACAGCATCAAAATAATGTAATTCAGGGAAGAAATTATGTCACAGACAGTGATTACCAGTGCGTTTGAACAACTGAAGGCCCAGCAGGCGGTAACGGGGGAAGCCGTAGTGCTGGACGGGTTTATTTTTGCCAATGTCCCCAATCTGGATATCTCTTCACCGATTGATCCAAATGAAGCTATTCCCCCTGACGCGCAGATTGTGCATCGTGCTGATGTGGCTTTAACCGGCGTCGTAAACGATAACGCGGTTGTCTATTCCGTAACCCTTGGCACGGCCGTGGGGGATTTTGATTTCAACTGGGTTGGTCTGGTCAACAAAACGTCGAATGTAGTGGCGATGATTGTCCATGCCCCCGTTCAAAGCAAAGTGGCCAATGCAGCCGGTGTGCAGGGAAACGTCCTGACCCGCTCGTTTCTGATGGAATATGACGGTGCCAAAAAACAGACAAATATCACCACGCCGGCGCAAACCTGGCAGATTGATTTTACTGCGCGTCTGGCAGGGATGGATGAGCGCCTCCGGGTTGAAAATATCGATGTTTATGGCGCCGGCGCATTTATCGGGGATAGTTTTCTGGTTAAGCGTTCCGGGAACAATTACAGCGTGACTGCGGGTGCTGGTTATGTCGGTGGGCTGCGTGCCAAACTAGCGACAGATCAGGCGCTGACTGTCGCCAATAAACCGGTAAAAGTCTGGGTTGATACAAGTTTTACCGGAACACTGACCAGTGTCTGGCAGGTCAGTACGGTGGTTACCGTGGCTGATACGCTGGCTGATTACGAGAAAAATGACGTAAATCATTTCGTTTTTGCGGTCGCACAAATCAATGCTGATGGCTCTGTTACAGATTTACGTAAAAACGCCGCTTTTCTGAAACAAGAAAATAATCTCAACGATGTGGCCAATAAAGCTGATGCCCGTAACGCACTGGAGTTAAAAGGTGCGGCATTACTTGATGTGGGAAGTACACCAGGAACGGTGGCAGCAGGTGATGACACTCGGATTGTGAACGCGCTGCAGGTGACTAAAACCCCACTGGCAGTTGATTTAAATACACTGGGATCCGCACAGGCGGCTGGCGTCTATTTCCAGGAAATGAATGCTAACGCAACAAGCGTAAATAACTATCCGGTATTACAGGCAGGCTCACTGCTGGTGACGCCCTCTGCCTATGGTTGTCAGCAGGAATACACGACATTTAGTGATTGCCGAAAATTTGTTCGCGGGCTTGGTGCACCATGGAATGGGGTGAATGGCCCATGGGGGCCGTGGCGAGAATACATTAAATCGGATGGTGCACTTTTTGTCGGGTTTGATAGCAACGACGCGACAAAACCCTATCTGCGTCATGCTGAATCTAATCTGGTTATTCCGCTGGCCACTGCGGAGTTTGTCAATCTGGCCATAGCGGCGTTAGTCAGTTCGTCACCGGCGGCGCTTGATACTTTGAATGAACTGGCTGCTGCGTTGGGCAATGACCCGCATTTTGCAACAACCATGCTTAACGCGCTGGCGGGCAAGCAGCCACTCGATAACACCCTGAATAATCTTAGTGGAAAGAATGTTGCTCAATTGTGCGCATTTCTGGGGCTGGTGATTGGCTCAAATACCGGGAATGTGGTGACCAGCGGGAGTGAACAACCGTTATACAAATCGAAGGTCTATCCCGGGATGTACAACTCGGTAGCTACCAACGGATATTTGGCCGAAACGGATATCACTCCCGATTCAGTGTCAAAGTTTTCGGCATTGAAGGCAAAAAATACAGCGGGAAAATGGGTTCTGGAGGCAGGCGTGGGTGTTTATTGCCCTCCTGACTCTAGTCCACACGATACTGGTTTTGCCCTTGTAATGACTGACAATGACGGTTTTACCCGTACCTGGGTGCTGTTAAACAATGGCAATATCGTTGGTCCTGCGGGGACCATGGCCAGCCAGCCATGGTCGGATGAACGGTTTATTAAACTCGATGGGGCGACATTTGCGGGTTTTGCGCTGAATGATGTCAATAGTCCTTATATTCGCCATAAAGATTCCAATGCTGTCGTTCAGTTACAGAAAAGAAATTTTGCTTCACTGGGGATAACTGGCTGGAAACTAGATGGCTCGACCGGGGAAATCGTTCAGTGGGGACTGGTCAGAGACGTCGGTGATGATTCGCCGGCATCACTCAATTTTCCAACCGCATTTCCTCATGCCTGCATTTCGTTCAAAACTTCAATCAGGCGCAGTACAAAGATGGCGAATAACCAGACAATGCTCAGTTCGTGGGGAGATGCCCAGAATAATACGTCTGCCATTGTCGTATTCCAGTCTAATGGTAATGAAGGTGATGCGCGTTCTGGAGATATTTTTTGGGAAGCGAGAGGATATTAATATGAACTATTTTTACAGCGCAGCGAATAATGCTTTTTACGCAGAAGCATTACAGACATTGTATGAAAGAGCAGGAACCTGGCCTGATGATGCAATAAAAATTGCTCCTGAGCTTTATTCCCAGCTAATGGCAGGACAGGAATCAGGGAAAACCGTCATCGTTGCAAGGAATGGTAAGCCAGTACTGACCGGGAATTCTGCGGTACCTGACACTGAATTACCGGAGCAATCATAATGAGCTGGCAGCAGGGAACACTGCGTATTCCGGCGCAATTATCCTCACTATCCTGCAGTGTTATTCCTGCCCACCCCTGGGTGCCGGAGCTCGGGCAGCATACCCAGTCAGGGGGGTATCTCAGCCCGTTAAATGCTGTTTCTTATCTGGGTAAACGCCTGCTGGAGAAAGGGGCCGGCTCACACAATATCATCATGATGCTGTGTGAAAACACGCACAGCGATTTGCTTTCATCCCTTGATTCCGTCGCTTCAGTGCTGCCCATGCCGGAGCTGAAACAGGTGCGCCGGCTGGCACAGTCGTTTGGTGAACTGGAACAGGTGAAAATGCTGCTGCCTGATGTGCGTTCTTCATTACCTTCCCCGATTACCGTTGCAACGGAAACGACACGGCAGGCACTGAATGCTGCGCGTGTAGAGGCTGCAAAACTTGAAGCGGCCGCAGCTGCCAGCGTGAGTTCGATCACCACCGGGCTGGCGGGCTTTCTTCAGGAGCGAACGGCCGCACTGGCAGACATCGCAAGCGGGGTGACGGAACTGCAGGCGAAATCGGCTAAAGTCTGGTTTTTCAATATGACAGGGCCGGCGACGACTACGGTTGTGGAGCTGGTAAAAAATATCCCCCATCCGGATGCGGTACATACTGCAGCCATTCTTTTCACAGGAAGTGATCTCAGCGCACTGGAGGCAATGATTGGCTAACATCATTCTCGCGCTCGATGGCGAAGCCATTATCATGAAAAATCTGCGCATTACGCTCGGCATGCAATACCAGGATAAAGACCAGAGCGGTCAGACATCGAGCACCACCCATGCAGAGCAGGGTATTAAAGCCAAAGAGTTGCAGGTTAGCGGTCTTATTCCTTTCAGGGACGATAAAACGCTGACCCGCCTGGCAACGATGGCCAGTACAACAACCAGCGGCGGGGCGATGAAAACATGGCGTGTGGCCAACCTGACGGCCAATGTAGTGGGGATTCGCCAGGTGGTCTTTGCCGGAAAGCTCGAGGCTGCAGAGCAGGATGGAAAGATGGCATGGGCAGTCCAGTTCACGTTACGTGAAAAACACAGTGTGCCGGAGAAACGACAGGCGCGTAATGATGCCCGTAACGGTTCTGCTGCAGCAAAACAGGGCGGTTCATCATCAGACGGTGGGGCAACAGCCGGCGCGAAAGAATCCGATCAGCAGCTGACGTGGTTTGAAAAAACAGTGCTGAAGCCTGTCAATGACTCATTGGGTAAGGTGGTGGACTGATGCGCCCGGTTAAACGTCTGTATCTCTCCGGAAACGAAATCCCCCTGGTGGACAGCAATCTGGTACTGGAACTGTCATCCGGAGGCCGTGGTTTTATTACAGCGGTCACTGAAGAGGATTACACAGGCAAACTGGTGCGTCTTGATATCGGCTATCCCGAAATGATGTACCGTTGGTTTACTGGGTATGTGGAACGGTCGCAGCCAGCGGAGAACGGCAGTGTAAAACTGTTTGTTCGTGAGCTGGTCGGCACACTGGACAGGCAGGTTCCCTGTTCATTTCAACACCCCACGCTGCGTATTGTCACTGACTGGCTGGGCGGTCACTCGGGGCTGACGTTCACACTTCCCTCTGGTGTCGATTACACCGATAAACCCATAGCCCATTTTACGCATGCGGGTACTGGCTGGCAGTTGCTGGCCAGCCTTGGCCGCGCTTTTAGCATACCGGATTATGTCTGGTACCAGCTGCCGGACGGTAATATGTTCACCGGTAGCTATTCGCACAGTCTGCTGGCCGGAAAACCTGTCACTATCCCGCATGAATTTAATCAGGCCACGGCCGCCAGCGACAGCATGACTATCCCGATGGTACCGACGCTGCGACCGGGTGCGATGGTGAACGGTCAGCGCATTACCATGGTTCGACTGATGAACGACGATATGTTGCTGACCTGGACACCGCTTGATGCCAGTGGCAATCCCCTCAGCAAGCCGCTTATACGTCGCCAGATGGAGAATGCGTTCCCTGAGCTGGCCGGCGGTTTACATGTACCCCGCCGTGCTGTGGTTATCGCCCACAGCGAACCGGTGAGCAGTGGCAATATTGCCAACGAATTCCGGCCGCGTTATGCCGTTGACCTGCAGCTGCAGGACGCAGATGGTAATCCGGTACCGGATACGCCGGTGTATAAGGCGGTGCCTGTGCCGGTACCTATGGCCGGTCACGACAGTGGTCAGTTTCAGTTCCCGCCGGTCGGTACTCTGGTTGAAGTGGCATTCATGGACGGACGTCCGGATAAGCCGTTCATTCGGCAGACATTGCCAGACGGTACCAGCCTGCCTGATGTCAAACCCGGCGAGCAGCTGCAGCAGCAGCGCGAAGGCGTGGCCAGCCGCGTGACAGTGGAAGGGCACATGCAGCGCACAACGGATCAAACTATCGCTGAAAGCTCTATGCACCGTGAAGTGAAAGCGGATACCGAAACGCGGACCATCACGCAGCGTGAAACCACCATCCATGCCGGTGATACAACAAAGGTGATGGGGCCGGCGAAGCTGCTGGCCGGTGCTATCCAGCATGGATGTACCGGTGATTATGCGGTCGGTACCCAGGCCAATTATGTGGCTCATGTGGGACAGGATGCCACAACTGAAATCGGCGGTAATAAGTCGCTCACCGTCACTGGCAACATCGATGTGCAGGCTGCAGCACTGAGCGAGAAGATTGCGGGCCTGCGCAAAACGGTTGCAGCCGGTGGTCAGCAAATCATGGGGCCGACTGTCCATATCGGTAGCGAGGGGGTCAATACCCTGCAGATGATGCTCGATACCATCGATCTGCTGGCCGAACTGGCGACGACCTGCGCCTCACATTCCCATCCGTCAACCGGCACACCAACGAACGCGGGAGCATTCACCGGCACGGCCACAAAAGCTGGCGCCACACGAACAAAATATCAGGGTATTATCGCCTGACTCTAAGCCCACGGATGTGGGCTTTTTTACCTCTCTACGCCACGTAGAGCTGCGCATTATCCCCAGCACTTAAAGACTTGCCTGAATACATAACAACGTCACAGCGAGGCGCTGACGAAGTTTGCCAGCCCATTGCGGCGGAAGCGGAAACGTCACGGAAACCGCGCTACACCGCACCCGCCTGCGCTTTTCGTGTTGAGAATTTTTTGCAACTGGGATTTTATGCAATTCATATCGCCAGACCGCGCCAGCGCTGGGGGCATGGCGAAAAACAGCAATTGCACGCTGTGCAAATGATTTCAGTGGATTTCAGTTGGATGCCTTGGGCACTGCAGATACCAGACTGACCAACCGCAGATGTGGCGCGGGTTCATCACGGATTACGTGACTTTTTACGTAATGGCCGCAGCGAGATCAGTTAATTGGGGGAAAGTGTCCAGGTCTTAGCTGGCGTGCTCTGACGCGGAATGGCAGTGAAATGCAGAACTGAAATACCTTGCACAGCCTGAAGCATCGCCATACCTGCACTAACGTACATGCTCCAGTGTTCAAGTCACTAACAGATGGATATACAAAACTACCAACAAATCAGGGTGATTTCTGACCGATTCTGATTTTTTCAAAAATTTAGGGGGACCATCGGAAAACCGTCACAAACGTCACAAGATTTAAACATAGTATCTATCTATATGATATATATAAGTAAATTAGCGTATTGAAAACCATCACAAAACTATCACAACAGCATCACAGTGTGACGGTTTTAAATCATCACAACTCTGTTTTATAACTTACTGAATTTATTGGATGTGACGGTTTACGTTACGTTTTGTGATGGTTTTACCGTCACAATATTTATTAATAATAATCATATGGTTAAGGTGTGATTTTAATAGGTGTGATGGTTGTGACGGTTTTCCGACGAGCGATCCAGATTTGGCTAAGCGCCTCACCATCATTCTTAACATTCAGTCGAGATACATTTCGTCAATTTCCTTCATGACGTTTTTGAAGTCACTCAGAGAACCAACTTCAATTTCTTCCACATGCGGATGATTTTTTAGCTTTACGCGAATTTTTCTGTTCTGGAACCGTGCGACAATAATCCCTGCAATCAAACTTAGAACGCTTGTTGCTATTGGTGTCGCAATCTCGACAAATTCTACTGTTCCTGGGGAAAAGCACCGTGGAGAGCGATGGTATTTGATATCGTGAGAGTTCAGTTCATCACCGAACTTATCAATAGTAAGTCCACTGCCAGCTATATGGAGATAGTTAATGCTTTTATTGATCATGTCTGGAAAAACTCCTTACTCAAAAGTTGTGCTCTTCTCGTTACTGATTAAAAAGGCTTTTCGGGTGTTGTTTTCTCAGGGATATATTTTTGTCCGATACACGGACAAACCCGAAGACAAAAAGGTTTTGGCTGATATTTGTTCAGTTATCACGGCACCTAAAAAAAGCACACGCGGTGTTACCGACGGTAAAAATGACTCATGAAAAAACCCCGGATTCGGGGTTTTTTGTTGTCGATGTGGTCGATATGTGGACATCGTAAGAAATAAATCCTTTTATTTCAGTATGCTACAGTGAAATAAAACGCGCCCGAAGGCGCGTTGGCGATACACTCAATGTAAGGGACTACTCTTCTTCTGCTTCGACGAAGTTGGCGTCTTTGACTGAAGTTGTTGCACGACGGGCTTCGCCTTTGTGCTGCACTTT